CCTACTGCGCTAGTAGCCTCAAGTCCTGATGGTTGCACGGTAGCCGCGCCGGTGATCGTAACACTACCTAACGCGCTAGTAGCTTCTAATCCAGTGACATTAACATTAGAATCTGCGGCGACAACAACAGTGCCAACTGCGCCGCTAGCTGATACTCCGTCTACACTTACAATAATGAGGTCCGTACCCCAAGAGCCTTGACCCCAAGCGGTAGAACCCCACCCTGTGTAGCTGACGGAGGATGGCATTACGCTATCCGAATAATAGCGTTACTCGCGTCTGCTGTAGGAAATTGAATAGTAAAATCACCAGCAGTAGATGTTTTATCGGCACCAAAGTTTAACACGGCAACAGCAGGATTAGATCCACCGGACTGATAAATCAATGCTCCACGTGCTGTTATTGTTGCTGAAGAAAAAGTTACGTCGTTAAAGTCAAGAAACGCGGTAGTACTAGACGTGGTAGGAGCCACTACAGTTAATGTAGCGCCTCCTGACGAATAACCTGTCCCGCTGACTTCGTTGCTCGTTGTAAACGCCGTAGTAGATGCATCAAGCGAAGCAGAGCTAGTGTACAATGCTATCTTGTACGTTTGAGACGTGTCTGAGCTAAAATCCATTTCGCCGTCAAGAAGTGCTTTCTTGAATGACGTACACATTGCTTGAGTAATTGCCATTTTTATCCCCTAATTTGCAGATATTCGAACTTGCCCTGAACGATAAGTATCGCTTCTAAGTTTACCATCCCCAAGACTTTTAAGTAATTTCATAGATTGTACATACATACGTTCATACATTTGCACTAAATCAGGTTCGCCCTTCATAAACCGCATGGCCTCGACCAAAGCACCATTAAGTAGCGCAGAGTCAAACTCATCCCCTAACCACGTAGTGTTTGCTGTTACAATGGATTCAGGGTAATACCCGTAATGAAGTTCCATTGTATACCCGCTATCAGGAGTTGGTCCCAAGATAAAAGTATCGTCATCAAAATTAGCGTAGTGTTTAGGCAGTCCTGTAGTAGTTTGTATTGGGTAGGCTTCACGGATAAAATTTACATCCTTGTTTAGTAAAAAATGATAGTTACCACTCCCATCAACAACTGCCAGACTATAGGTGTACAAATAATCTGTAGGCGTAGATAAGTATTTGTTACTAGCCGTAACTGTTCCTGTAACGTTTTTACGAAGAGCGGGAAACTGAACAGTGTTATATATTTTCTGTTCAGCCTGATCCGTAAACATAGCGAGCTGTGCATCAGTGAATGTGTTTTCAGTGATGTCTTCAATATTAGTTTTCAGCTCAGTATAGTTCATGGTTTATCCCATAGGTCCACGAGCAAGAAGCCCTTTCGTAGCCGCGCCAGTACCACGCACCTTAATACCACCACCTGCCTTCAGCTTCACAGTTTTTAATGTGTTAGCTTGTTGCTTGTGCGTTTTACTTGCTTTCTCTAACCCTTTAATCACCTTGTTCATCTTTGCTTTTGCCATGATATGACTCCTATGAAATATTGACTACAACTCGCCCTACAAACACTGTACCAACAACCGGTTTAACTGGCTCTATCAAAGCTCTACTTGATGCAAGCTGATTAAAATCAGGACGAGGATCACGAAGCGCTTGTGGATCATTTACAGGGAAATCACCTAACTTAAGCTGTGGGTGGTCGCCATCCCAACACTCAGGACATGCCTTGATGTTTGTATCACGTCCTTTCTTAAAGACATTACGAAGCTCTCGTAGTTTGTACGTAAATCCACACACATCGCATACACCGAGCGCTCTTTTGTTTGATGCAAATCGATTACCCATCTTAAATTCTCATAGCGCGAGGGACAAAACGAGCGGGAGTTTTTTCTCTATCTTCTGCCGCCGCAAGCTCAAACTGTTCTTCATAAACTTGTTTCAACATGGGTAAACGATCAGAAAGTTCAGGCTCTTTCATAGCTATGTGGTATGCCAAACCCGCAACAAGACACGGAAAGAATCTAAAGTTCATGTCCGCAGTTTCAGCGCCATCACCCGCGTCTTGAATGCGCCTTAACCTGTAATACTTGAATGTGTATTCATTTGAGTCTGGAACAGGCCAAACGTTGATTGTGGGGTTATCACGAAGTCGCTCAATCCACACTTGAATTGGCCTACCCCGCGTTAACTTGTTTGGTATAGACGCGTAAGTGCTTACGCTAATACGACTTATCGTAAGGTCAGATTGTGTTGATTGATTACCAGCATCGGTGCGTATTACTTGTTCTAACAAATCAATAGTATCAGCCGGTAGATTGTATTCAGACGTACCAGTTGTAAGACTAATAGTGCCTTCATCAATGGTCCACAGATTAATTCCACGGTTTTGCCATTCAATAGTCATCAAGTTCATGGAACGACGTGCAGTGCGGAGGTCGTATCCAGAACGCATTTCACGGCCAGCACGTTCCCACGCTTCTTCAGCGATCTCCGTGAAGTCCATATTGAATGCTGTGGTACCTGAAGTTGCCATTACTTCTTACTCACGGTCTTCTTTTTAGCTGGAGCTTTTTTAGCCGCCGGTTTCTTTGGGGCGGGTTTTGTAACTCCCATTGCTTCTAACTTGGCTTCCGCTTGCTCTTTAGTCATAAGATCAAAGACAGCTACCACATACGAACCATCTTCTTGTTTAGTGCCTATCTGGTATACCGGCTCACCCGTGGAGAACCTTCCATTCTGAAAAACTTCCATTGTTTTCCTCCTTATGTATACAACGTTTTCTTACGCCTATCGTTCATAACAGCCCCACAACCGCGAGCTATAGACCGCTTACGACGAGCAAGTCCACCACCACTAAATTTTACCTCAGCTTGCTTGGTGTTCTTGACCACCGTCTTACCTTTCTTACCTTCACGCTTCTTCTTTTTAGCCGTAGAAGCACGTTCAGATTTAGACAGGCTTTGGGCCTTACTCTTTGGCAAACATCGATCAGGATTCTTCTTGTCTTTAGAAGTGCCGCACGGACCTTTGATTTCGCCATCAGTGCCGATGCGAACCCACTCTTGATCACGCCACTTCTTCAACTCACCCATTACTTCTTTGCCTTTTTCTTGCCTTTAGCGCCCTTAGCGTAGTTGGGGTCTTTACAATACTTTGACGCCGCCATATTTGCATAAGCAGATGGATAGGTATCAAAGGTGCGCTTTGCCCACGCTTTACCTTTAGGGCATATTTTACCACCCGATTTGTAATAACGTCGCATCAGATGATCTTAGCTGGACGAACGCCTTTACGAGCTATACCCGCGCCACGTACCTTGCCACCTCTTTTGCCGCCTTTGGCTCTGCCTTTTTTAGCCATGCCACCACCTTTCATACCCATTCTGCGAGTTGCCATTGGGCCAGTGCCTGTCACAGCATCCATAGCTCTGCTACGGTCTTTCTTTTTCATTTTCGGTTTTTTCTTTTTCTTCTTCATCTCTTCAGGGTCAGAAACCATTTTACCGTTGGCATAACCCTTTTTCTTAGGTGGCACTGGTCCACCACCACCAGCGTAACCCTTTTTCTTAGGCGGCGGCACTGGTCCACCACCCTGCATTTCTTTGGTTAGGTCATTAGCACCTTTACCGTCCATAGCAAACGCTGGAACTTTTTGTCCCTTTGGACCTTTTTTCATGGGCATCTTAGCCATCGTTATCTCCCTCCGCGTAGAGATTATCAAAAACTTGATTTACATCTAACGTGTAGTCTAGATCAGACTTACTGTAGTGAATATGTTGTGAAGGCAAGAAATCTGGAGCACCCTCACCCATTTCAAACCATGCGGGATGTGATACCCGAACTCTGTTGTTAGGTAAAGCCACAATGTTTCCTGTCCACTGCCCTGCATCTAGTAACTCAAGCACATGTGCTTGTTTATGCTGTGCTGGATCATCAGCAATTTCAGACTCTGTATAATCCACCGTGAAGTAATATTTTGCTGGATAGAACTTACCATCAATTTTTGCCATCCAAGGGCATGGAGTGCATCTATCTAACACGTAAACGCTGTGTGTGCGGGACGCACAATCCCATGGTTGAGCCGCCCAAACCGGCATAGGTTCAGGCCATTCTTGAAAAGGTGTGTCTCCTACAAGCGCCGTAATCGGCATACGTGCCCACATTGCGCCGCCGTGAACATTAGGCTCGTCAGTATCGTCAGTTTCGCAACCAGTGAAGAGAACCTGAAATGACAAACAGCGATTAGGTATCGCGGTAACAGCTATAGCCATAGCGTGCAAAAAGTCGCCATGATACGCCGTGTGATTATGGGTATATTCTCTACGGACCCAGCATTTAAAATAAGGAATGTTTGATTGTAAAAACGCCATTAGCAATTCCATTTCCGCAAACTTTTGTTTATGCGGCTGTTAGGATCATTAGCTGTCTTTGCGCTGGTATTACGTTTCTTCATGCCTTTCATACGAGCACAAAAAGACTTCCGCCGTTTAGCGGCTTTAGAACCTTTTTTCAGCTTACTAGGCTTAGTTGTTACAGCAGTCTGAAGTTTACTGCCGGGATTTTCCCGGCGATAGCTTTCGACTCCTTTCTTGTTAAGCCCACCTGACTCACTTTTCCCCTCTTTGCGTTTCCACGCAGGAGTTTTTACCGAGCCACCTTTCTTATAGTAAGCTCGCATAGTATTTATCCATAAAATACTGTGATGGCAGTGATGTTTGTTAGCGCACTTATAAATACGTCCGACTGACACCGTATACCATCATCAGGAATGTTTACAGAATGAGAGTCAGAAGCCGCAAAATCCAGATCTAGCACAGTGCTACCACCACTACCATCAGTGACAGTAAGTCGTGGGCTACCAGAAGTTGATAGTATTTGGATCTGCCTTATACGTGCAGGTCCAACACCTAAAGATCCCGTGCTTGTAACTCGTTTACTTTGAACGTCTGATCTAGGCATCGTTTACTCCTTTGCTTAGGAAGCATCTGATGAGCTTGATAGACCAAAGAACTTAAGAACTACCACAGTGTCTCCACCCGGATCGCCAGAAAGAACAACTTCTACTTCATCTGCTGTCTCAGTAGCGGCAGTTGTAGCACCACCAGACATACCTAAAACACCGTTGCAAGGGAAGAATCCTTTAAACCCAGTGCTATTTACAGCGGCAGAAATACCATCCACAAAACCATCTGTATCAGCATCAGTGCCAATATCATTTAGTGTTACTGAGTTAGCGGCGGCTGTAGTTACGGCAACAGTTACGCCCATAGGTATGAAGTTAGAAGGGATACCTATCGAACTTTCTTTACCTGTAGTAGCACCATTAGCCACAGTGATCGTAGCGGTGTACTGCGAAAGAGTCATTTCGCTAGTCAAACTACCGGTTGTAGAACTTTCTACTATGTTTTTAAAACCATTTTCCGAACGGACTGGACCTTTAAAAGTAGTGTTAGCCATGTGAATCTCCTGTCTCGGCTAGTGTCAGTCACGGGATGCGACTGTCAGGGATTAATTTTTTATACCATACAAAAAGAAAGGGGGCAATTAAGCCCCCCTCTTATTAAGCACCGGGTGAACCGAAAATGCCTAATGGGTCTGACACACCGAACGAATAACGCTCACGAGCCTTATAACGACTGTTGCCAGTATCAAAGTCAGCATCCATAGATGTAGCCATTGGTGTACGGACAAAGTGCTTAAGACCGTTAGGAACGTCAGTCAACAAGAAGAACGCATCAGTATCCGTGAGATAGTGGTTAATAGAATAACCCTCTGGGATTGATCCGTTGTTGCGGATCGCGTTCAAATCATTATCGGCTGTACCCACACGACCTTCAGTTTCGAGCAAACGAGTTGCTACAAACTGTAGATTGGGTGGGATGATCAGCTTACGGGGTCTAGCGGCGATAAGAAGCCCACGCTCATCGGTCCAACCTGCAATCTGAATAACAGCCGCCTCAAGAGAGGTTTCGTTAAGATCAGCGGCAGTGGCTGGCTCGTTTGAGTTGGTTCCACCACTTACTAGTGGGTGATCAGTAGCACAGAGTGCTTTACCGTCACCGTAAGTAGTGTTCGTGTCAAAAGCGCTATTAAGAATAGCGGCGGCTTTGACCTGCTTGGTATACGCCATAGCACGGGCAAGAGCTTTTGTATAGCGAGCAGACAACGAGTCATAAAGATTATCTTCTATTGCCTCCTCGGTTATAGCAAAGCCCATTGCGACCGTCTCGTGCGTATAACGAGCAGTGAACGCTTCTTGTGCACTATCATATTCAATCGCGGCACCTTCATTTTTGACAGGTGCGGCTGAGAAGCCCGATAGCTTAGTCTCTTCCTCAAATGAGCGGTCTGAGGTTTCGGTTTCATAGATTTCGGCGTGCTCTTCGCCGTATTTTGCGTACTCCATTCCAAACAATGCGTTTAGTCCGGGCAGGAGTTCCTTTAGTAGCTGGGCGCGTGAAATAGCCATTGCTCAAATCTCCTTATACGCCAGTCGTGTTGTCGTACTGGTGACCTGCGTTCCACTTAACGTAAGCCTCAGTAAAACCACCCGAGCTGTTTTTAGTTTCCTCAACCAATTCGACAATGCGGAAAGGAAGAGTGCTAGTAGTAGCACTAGTGTCTGAAATCGCGCAACGTGAGTTACCCGAAGCTGAATCACCAGTGTTATCTACACCTGCAACATTAGCACCGATATCGGTCTGTGCAAGGTCACCGATAGTAGTACCAGAAGATACTACTGCAACCTTGTAAAGCACGTCAGTGGCGTCAATAACATACGCTTGAATATCAGATGCTACAGTGCTTGCTGGATAAGACTGTCTAAACACCTTATGACCCAAATTAGGATCGGTGTAAGTACAGCCGAGGAAGACACCCACAGGTGTCATGGCCGCATCAAACGTATCACGTTCGACAGTGCCTCCGGTAACGAGTTTGACAGCATCCCCATAAAAAATGGCTGTTGAATAACCACTTGCGATTTTGAAGTGGCGAGTAACACCCACAAAAGGAGAGCCGCTTAACAGTTTTACCGGAATAAGTCCATAAGGACTACTTATAGTAGGATAAGCCATTTTAAGCTCCTAAATTAAGTTCCGTTACCAAAAGTGACCTTCGTTTTTCTCTCATGGAAAAGAGGCATACGAGGATCGTTCTCTCGCATGAGGTTGTTATCTACAGACTCCATCTGAGATTTCGTCTGCTGTTGGTAATATTCATTACGCTCTTCGATAAGTTCTACCGGAGCTTTGCACAGCAACAAACCACCAATCACTATGTTGTCTTTAAACCGATCATTCTCGATTGTGACTAACGTAATCTCTGGATGGTCTGAGGCTTTTACTGGCTCCCAACCTTCACGCAGTTTGGAAGAAACATTTGTGGCATCGACGTTACCTAGTGAACTAACTCTAATGTATCGAAATTCGTAGCCCGGCTCAGGATTG